TTAATCCGCTATTTCTTCAATTTTATAAGATAACATCAAATCGTCGATAAGGCCTCTTACACCTTCCTCGTTGTATTCCTTCGGATCGAGAATAACTTCAGCTATCCAGTCAGCAGTCCATACGTAATCCACGCCTTCAGGCCATTTGAAATCCGGAAATTCTTCAGCCATATCACATTCGTCCCATTGACCCTTATCCCACTTACCTATGCAAGGGGACTGTTTCATTTCACGGTCGTATATCATTTCCCATGCTTCCTTGTACGTGTCAGCCGTTCCCATGAACCAAGGCTTTTGTGCATTTAAACTATAGACTTTTAACATTTTAGGTTCCTCCCCGTATAATCGTTCCATCCCTTGCCGTGTAACTAGCCATGTGCCTTTAGCTTTTCGACATTCATTTTGATTAAATCTAGGCGGCGTATTCCGTTGCCCAGAACACGCCTGTTTTATAGTAACAGGGCTTATGCCCCAACGCTCCGCTGCTTCAGCGGAGGTCATAACGTCCTCGAACTTCATAGATACCTCCTACTTGCCCCAGCCTAATGCGATTTCAGTATCATTTTGCATTTCCGCTACTGCTTTTAAACTATCAAATGTGTCCGCTTGTTCGAAACACATATCTTCGAATTCGCTTTTGAAAGTATATTCCTTCCAGTATTTGCGGTTTAATTTAACTGCATAAGCATAAAGGCCTTTATTATAATTGCGAACTTCAGCAATATTCCAATCCTTTAGATATACAACTTTATTATTATCAATCACTAATACAGGGTTGTTTTTAACAAATTTCACATTGTTAGTTACAATGATGATTTCATCGTCACTAATTACGTGATTAAATTTGAAGTACTTATTAGAAGTATGCTTCACTTCTCCGAAGAATTTAGTTAATTGTGTTTCTTTTACGTCTTTTAAAAATTCGCTGTACTTGCTCATGATTGTTGCTCCTTTTAATATGTCCCTTATCTTTGATTTCATTATACATCTAATTCGATGTAAATGCAAGTACTTTTTTCTAAATTTCCAAAAAAAATAAGACCTATCACAAATTCACATTTAACTGTGTTGTGATAGGTCTTATATGTGTAATTACAACTAATCCATGAGTCCACCTGCTCATGCTCAGGAGATGTGTGGATCACCTCTCAGTCATCGACGAATTGCACCTGCTAATCCAAATACACCGCTTACCACGACCCATGTGTCACGTTGCCGTTTAAGGCGCTGTTCGGTTCGTTTGTTGCGTTTGATTTGTTCTGTCAATTCTTCTAATGAGGTCGAGGCTTCGTTCAATTTCGCTTCTTGCGTTGTCAAGAGATTGGATGCTTTCGTTAATTCTTGCCCCTGTTTCTCGTTGATTGCTTTGAGCGCGTTCAATTCCTTCGTCCGTTCTTCGTTGATAATCTTCAATTCTGTTAATGCTGTTCCCTGCGTCGCGGTTAAGCTGTTGGCTTGCTGCAATGCTTTCTCGGAGTTGTTGATTGAGCTTTCTGCTTTCATCAAGCGCCCTTTGAGTTCGTTCCAGCTGCTCAAAGGTACGTTTATAGTCGGCTCTTGTTTCAAAGTATCCGCTTGCGAGGCTGCCAATGAGATAGGCGAGAAGGACGCAAGCAATACCAATAATAAACCGCTTAACAGTAATTTGAGATTTAACCGCATTGATGTAGTTCGTGATTTTTTCATACATAGTAACTCCTTTCTAAATATTACTACCCCACTGAGCGCCCCACCATCGAGCGGTGCCACGTAACCAGTCGCCACCACTCCATCGTTCGTCGCTCTCATGGCACACCAAGAGGTCCCAACGGTCAACGTTAGAGTCTGGGCCGTAGGTGTTGTTAGGGTATCCTGTCGGATCTAAATAATAAAGGTCTAGGCCGTCCTTATTATCGGCTGCTTCAGCGTGGGTCATTTGATGTTGTATATCCAGAGGTACACCCGCATTGATAGTGAGTACTGCCATAATTTGTGTCATTGTGACTAACTGCGCTTTTGTTGGTGGTTCGCTACCTAAATTATTTTCACTAACAGCATCCCAACACGCTTCAATGACTATCCCTACAGCGTTACTGTTGCGCATGTAGGTATGTTCCTTATAATCTGTTAAAGCCTCCATATCCGTCCACATCAAGCCTGCTCGGTCGATGTTGATATGATAATCCGTAAAGTGCTTACCGCCTTTGACGCCTGTCCAATGGTAGTACGCCTTTTCAATTCGGCCATATGCACTGAGCGCTAAGGACTTTAACTCGTCCATTGTAATTTGTCTAAACATTTATTTCCCCCTCTCGTCATGGTTAACGTCATCTGCTAATTGTTGTATGCCTTGTCGATTCATTGGTATTGTATTCGATTCCTCAAGCTTATCCGGTATCCCATTATGATTTTTGTCAATAAACATGCCACATAGGCCGACAATTGTCATAAGTACTGACGGCACAATTATATGGTCAATAATAAATATGCCCTTATCGATAAGTTGATTAGCTTCAGGTGATACATACCCTTTAATCGTTGATAATACATACTGGGCAACGACTAACACCATAGGTACTAGCATTGTTAGTACTAGTGCCCTTGTTGCCAATATACCTGTTGGTCGGATATTGGCAATACGGATTGAACTATATGCGGATTTCAGACGATTCATGATTTGATATTTCATCACTAATCGCCTCCTATATCATCCGTGCTAAGTGTGATACTTCTTCCTATTGGCATATTGTTTAGAACTTGGATATGCATCAGTTCAGTACTCAGACTCTGAACTGTGTTTTCGAGGTTATTAAGCCTATGAAATTTCGCTGCATCTCGTTCTTCCAGCTTGACCAATTGCTTTAGTATTTCCTGATTGCTTTTTGTTAAATCAGCGATACTATTGATGGCATCGGATAACTTATCATCATAATCTTTACGTTGCTTATCCATGCGTCGAGCCAAATGGTCATCTAATTCTTGCTTAACCGCAACTAGCGAGGTGTGTTCTAAAAACCACACCATCGCACGAAACGAACCCCTAAGGGCGGCCCAGATAACCCCTAACAGGGTTACCCAGAATCCAATGTCCGCGAAGTAGGCAGGGATGCCTGCCTCCATCAGGAGTATTCTGATTTCATCCATTCATGAACTCCTTATTAAACTGATACCCAAGTTTTAGTAGTTTTATCAAAATACTTGGTTTCGTTTTGGTTATAAATTTTACCACCATTCAATGGCATATTAGATAAAGCCTCAACATCGGACGCCTCATTTAACACCAATTTAACGAGGCTTACCATATCGATAGTATTGAACTCGTTTCCTTGTTGCATTACAAAACTAGGGATATGAATTTCTGTTACATCTGCGCAATTATCAAATGCAGTTTTGTCAATTCTAACTGCTTTAGGCAATTTGATTGTCTTGGCGGAGTTACCAAATGCATAAGCCCCTACGGTAGTAACCTCTGGGAACTCAAAATTTTGTTGGTCATAAGTGTTTGCAAACTCATAACTTTCTATGGTTGTTTTAACATCGTTATAACCTGATACACGATATGTACCTACGATACTTCCTAACATATTAAAATATCCAATTTGGATATCTTCTGTCATAAACGGCTTATCTAAATCCATCCTTGCTTGACCATCATCACCAATACTTACTCCTGCAGCTGCACCTTTGCCTAGTAAAGCTACTTTATAGTGAGGCGTACCATATACATTGATATATGTTTGACCTTTAGCAGGACGGTCAAATTCAAGTTGTTTAAATGGCTTTTTAATCACATCACTTAAACCACGAATAAGACCTTTCAATACTTCATTAGGAGTTGCATTTTCACAATAAACATTCAAGCCTAATAGCATTTCATAGGCGCCGTCTGTAGTAGCGTCTTTACCTGGTAAACCAGGACTACCATTAGTACCTTTTAAGGAGTTAAGGAAATCGTCTTTTGTTCCAGTATTTCCTTCTTCTAGCCATAATTCATACGCACTTTTACCATTTTGACCTTCTAATTTGAATACCGGACTGCCCTGAATTTTCAAATTAATTACTTGTTCTTCTGCCATAATATAATTCCCCTTTCTAATGACGTGCAATATCTTGAATGATATTGACTTCACCAAAACCTAATTTCAAACTATGATCATCGTTGTAAATAAACGCATCATATTGGTGAACCCCTTTAGCGTCCACCTTATTAACTGTGTCATTACCGTTCATACAAAATGTAATGCGATTACCTTCGATTACACCATTAACGGCTAACACCTCTGTTGAATCAGGCTTTCGCCTGATTTTCATGATAGCTGTATACCCATTATATGAACCGCCGCCCTCGATAATGTAGGTCAGTCCGTAGTCCTGCCCTACATGTAAATCAAAATCATATTCTTCCATATACGCACCTCCTTATTACCAGAATGACATAATCGTAATGCCTGCACGGCCCCAACCGCCTTTACGTGCGGATAATTTACCATAATAGAAATAGCCTTTTTCAGTTATGCCCAAGCCATAAATTTCAGCAGGTTTATTTTTAGTGCCAGGACCTTCGCTAGTCGTAACTCTAAATATTGGGGGTGGATTATCAACTATACCTGAATACTGGACCACACCATATACAGGGCGTCCTTGATTAAAGGATATAAATCTACCGTTGTTCTTAGCTACAATATCTTCATTTTTGCCAGTAGTATTTCCGTTAAGTAAATCCCCGCCGAAGCCGTTCATGCTCCAACGATCCCTCATGTTGAGCGTCATTTTAAAACGCTCTTGCGCAATCTGTTGGATTGCGTTGATTTCAGTTTGAGACATGTACGTACCAGAGTATTCATACCAACCTTGCTCCATTGGATCAGATACCCAACGTAGGAAGATTAAAGTCTTGTCCCATGAGTATCCAGGTGGTATTTCGATTTTGTCCCCGCTAGTAACATCGATTCGTTTTACGAAAGACGGCTTTAATTGTTGCCCTTCAGCGAATACGCTATTGGCATCAATTCGGGACCCCGTAATATTGGCGCCTTTAATATTACCTTGCGCATCTACTTTAAAGGTGCCTGACTCGTTTTCAATTTCCGTACCTACCAATTTACCGCCTCGAAGCGTGCCACCAATATATGCCGATAAAGCAGATAAACTATCCACTTTCAATTTATCTGCAGTTATGGAATTCGCCTGCAACATCCTATTCGTTATAATGTTTCCATCTATAAGAGTATCGCCAGTAATATGAATTAATTTACCATCAATCTTAACGCCACCTTCATAAAGGTTTATTCTTGATAGAATAGCATTCCCATCTAATGCTTTAAGGCCTTTTGTAACTTTAAGGTCAATGCCATCATCAAGTTGAGATATTTTTGTTTCTACGTCTTTGCGTAGGTTTTTAACTGTAACACTATACTCTTCAGACACTTTATTAAACTCTGCACTGAGTTCGTTAACACGTTTATCGAACTCAGCCAGACCGAGTGTCTCACGGTCTATCATTTCTTTCGGAATTGTCGCCTTAATAGAAACCATTTGCTCATCGAGTTTGCCTTCACCAAATACGTCAACAAAGGCGCATCGGATCGTGTACACTCCTGGTTCATTGGAATACGTAAGCATTGTGCTTGTTGTTTCCAAATCGTCCGTCCTAGTATCACCTACAACGTGGCATCTGATTGCATAGGCCTGCGCCGGCTTAGCCGAGAAGTATAAATTAATGCCATTGATTGTACTCTTGGCCACTACTTCAGGTTTATCAAGTTGCGGTAAATTATAGTCATATCGAGCCGGTGTCGAATATTTACCAAGAGTGCTTTTAGCGAATAGATATACGGTGTCTGCCCGTTTGGTTAATGTGAGTGTTGCGGCAGTGCCCTTTACCCTTGCAAGTAATGCTGTCGAGTCGTTGCCTGGATTATTGTCGGTACGTAGCTCGTAATAATCTACATCCGCATTAAGTACTTCGTCCCATTTTGCTTTAGCCTCACGGTTAAATGAAATAGTGAAGTTCTTAGGCATATCTGGGATGGCGTCCATAGGTTTGACTACTACATCAACTACTTGAGCTGTTTCCGCCCTGTTACCAAATCGGTCAACAGATATCGCTTTAATGCGATAAGACTCACCTGGGCCTAACGATTTAATAATTACCTGGCTCGTGCTACTACCCGCGTACTGCCACTCTTGGCCAGATACAGGCTTTCCACTTTTAGCAGTTAACATATACCAAACTTCAGCTACATCGAAGTTAGCCGGATTACTAGGCGGGTCAAATAGCACTTGCAAATCATAGTACACCCTCTTATCTGCAGTCTGATTGTATCGACTGAGTACGTGCAAATTTTGCACATCCTCCGGTGCTTGCATTTTAGGTATGTTAATCGATTTAGTAATACCAGTAGTAAGCTGTCCTAAATCGTTAATAGCCTGTACGCGCACCTCGTAATTAGCACCTAACAATACATCGGATATCGTTGTACCATTTGCTGAAGAAGGGAAATTTCCAACGTAAGCCCATGTATCACTTTTCGTGTTCCGGAAATTCACAACTACGTTTGTCACTTTTCCGTCACGAGGTAATTGCCACGATACGGCTATGCGAGAATACATAATACCATTTGCGCCGTATACGTCGCTCACGAGTCCGATATCTTGGATGTCAGAGGCGCTGTGATTAGCGTAATTGATTGTCGGAATGTGTCCATCATCTGCAGCGTACAATTCAGGGTAGTATTCCATACATTGGATTTTGCGAGTCATTTCAGAGTGGCCTTCAGTAATGGCAAGAACTCTGAATGGTTTGGCCGCTTTTGAAATCTCACCGAACGCATATATGCAGTCCTTTTGTACTGGTATTGTCTCTTGTACAATAACATTCAAGCCGGATACATTAACGACGTTATAAGTCGATACGGCATCAGTCGTATTGCTACGCACTAATAACTGATATTGCTTTCCTGGTTGAGTTGTGACTTCCTTATCAAGAGTGATTGTTTGACTATTAACAGCAACTACTCTGCCACCCTCACCCCATTCAGGTACATCGTGCTGCACGAGGATAATATCACCTACTGTACAAGCGATTGCATCTGTGAAAGCCTCGAATGTAACAGTCCGGATTTCGTATTTATTGCATCTGAGATAGTGCTTACCATGTCGATACGCCTGCTCCAAGCTAGTACACCCCATTAACTCGATTTGAGCAGGATTAGTGAGTGAGTTAGATTCGTCGTATGTATCACCGTACACCGGAATCACATCGCGTTCGTAATCTTTATCTTTGTTAATAAAGGATAATTCGATAGAGTTAGCCCTAGCCTCTACACCCTGGAATTCTTCCGTAAAGCTACCATATTTGATATTGGCCACAGTGAATAATTGTACTGGCGAGGATTGATAATCACTCACACAAGTGAATCGTGTTCCTGCAGGAATAACTTTACCTCGTCCTACTGCTTCAGGATATTTGAGTGCATCCCATAAACGAGTAGCTGTATCAAAGATATAGTTAAACGTGAATTTGTTTAACGTACACTTTTCGGCCCAAGCATTAAACGCATCGTAATCGATACGTCCATATGGTTGGCCAAACACTACATATTCACTGCCAATCTTGCGACAGATATGCAAGAGGTCATAGGCTGCCCATGCAGGATTATCAGCCGGCTTTTCCTCATATTGGTTAGTGTACGGATTAAACACCCATACTTTGCTACGTTCCTGAATCCAGGATACATCTGGATCAGAACCGCTGAGTTGAGATGTGGCCAAAGCTTTAATCCCTATGAGTGCTTTTCCAGGATGCACGAAGTCGTCATAGATAATTTGAGTGAGCTGTGTCCAGTACACCTTATTAACATGACGTAGGCTTGTGCCGTCTTTACCAGAGCAACGCATGCGGACTTCATATTTTGCCTTTTCAAGATTATCGAATCTAAACACCCGATAAAATGCGGAGTTCGTTGCTTCCCTTATATACCCTGTGTAATTCGAGTCAGCAATCTTCTTATTCTCTCTATCCACAAAGAACCACCGCTTAGGCTCTTTTTTCACGTGAGAAGAAAGACCCTTATTGTTAGATAAAGGCAAGCTTTGCCACTCTTGTGTTCCTACTTTGCGAATTTCAGCATCAATAGTAACAGAGGTTTTATCCATACCGCCGCTGTCATTAGAGTAATACAACCCGTTAGGGAATCCGATTGTTAGCTCAATGGCATCGCAAGCGTCACCCTGCACCTGCTGTACGCTCCACTCGTTTTTGAGTTCATAATTTAAACCCTGGTCAGCGAAGTTATCATTAAAGTTAGGAATTACAGTTTGATCGTTTGTGCCGAGTCTGATATCGACTTGTACATCCTTATAGTTAGAGATTGGGTTAGAGTTAATACGGATATCCTCAATCTTAGATAGCTCGCCCTCTCCTGCGCAATACAGTAAGTTGAGGTACTGCTTCTCACCGTCACTAATTACGTGGCGAGATAATAACATACCGGCTGATTTCATGCGGCCATAGGTTACAGCAAGGGGGTACCCTTGACCAGTTACTGTCTTAGTACCACCCCAACCGTAAGTAGTCGATTGCTCAGAATTCGAGCGGTCTACTTTAGGCGCTGTTAATTTAGATATAACAGCGTTACCAATCATGCCAATAGCCATTGATAGGACTGTTCTCCAGATTAGACTTTGGATGCCAAAAATAGCACCAGAAGCAATGCCTCCTGTAAACACAGCCATCCCAATTGATAGTAATACACCGAAGAATTTACCTTCGATTTTAGGCATAACAACGATATAGTCATCGTCGTTAACAGGAGTATCAAGAGTTACCTCGTGACCATTAATGGAGTACACCCATTCACCTGGTGCTTTATGATAGTGGCTCACCAGCTTACCTTTTTTGAACGGCATATATTGAGTTTCGTGTTGTTCCGGTTTAAACGGATTATTGACGATGATTACATTAACCATTCGTATCTCCTTTCCACTTGTATATATGCCTTAATCGAGGCACGTATTTGGCGATATGTTCAATACACACCCCTGATTTTTGCGTTGCATGAATAAAATTTCCGCCCCCTATATAAACCCCTACATGATCGAGTTCAGAGCCGTAGAGCGCAAATACGAGAACGTTCATTTCACCAGGCTCTCGAATTTCTTGCCAATCGCCCATTTTTACATCTGTGTAATTGGGTAATTCGATTCCGGAGCGTTTGTATACCTCAACAACTAAATCCCAACATTTCATCTGTTCGAATGGCTTACCAAGTAAATCAGTAAAATCATTTGTTGGATGCATACAAACCTCCCTGCGGGATTGTAGGTTCTCCGCCAAACCTGGTACTATTGCCAAGTTCTCGGCATCGTGCTAGCGTCTTATTGCATTCGCCTTCATCACCTTTATACCCGCATTGAATACCTTTGAATTTAAACGGACAGAAATCCTTCATTACGCGAATTAGGGGAAATCTGCGATTAAAGCTAAAGTCTGTCCCGAGCGTGAACTCCATCCACTCCGCATTAGCCTGCGCGCCTGTAATCACAAAATGTTCCTCTAGTTCGCACACATCTGGGATTGACGTATTCACAACACGGATGATTACATCTGCACCAGTAAAGCCTTTGTTAGTTTCAGCCATGCGTTGGATAGTCCGAGTTACATTGGACACCGATAATTTTACGTTTGGTAGGTCTGTTTGGTTCTTATTTACATCTGCTAAATGGAAAGGAAAGGCTATATATGTATTCCCCTTAAATTGGATATTTTCCGTATTATTGACGAGTCGAACCGTTTCGTTGTTGTGAGTGATATCTAACAACATGAGCCACACGCCGGTAGCGCTGATTTGGTTTTTCTCAATCATTGATGCGGTTGATAATGGTAACATATCAAGCCTCCTGTAATTTAACAGTACCAGTCCAAACGCCGTAGTCATTCGCTGCAAAGTCTAACTGATCGGAGAATCTTACGTGAAGAGTTTCATGAGTTTCAGGATGCATCCAATCGAAAATACCGGAGCAGTTAACCTCGTCGAAGAATGCACGCAATCGTTGATATTCTGTAGTTGGCAACTTGTACCCTACGGAATATGTCCGTAGGGTTTTTGTTGTTTTCTTCCGAGTAATTAACGTCATATTCTCGACTTGGCCCTTATAGGTTACGTCCGGCGTAGTTTCCTGGATTGGATATATCGGATATCTTATATCTGGAAATGTAGCCATAATTAAGTTGCGGCCGCCCTTATGGCGTCACGCACACCTCCTTTATTTGTATTAGCAGCACGTACCATTACATCGATAATGTAATTCTCACCATCGAACCTGGAGTTCTGTTGCTTACTTTCAAGTTCTTGCCCCGATTGATTAACGATATTAACCACTACATTATTACTTGCAGCTCCGCCACCTACTAAACGGCGGGTTTCACTTGCAGTATAAATGCGGTGTGATCCAGAGGATTGTAATAATTCCGGTCCGTTTTCACCGACCAACATAAGTCCTGGGTTTGTTTTCCCTCCTGCAGCAAAACGATTGCCCATAAATGCCGAACTAAATGAACCGCCACCAGCAAAGGACGATGTCCCTTTTGCAGCACCTAGAGAACCAATCCCGTTAACTACTCCGCCGAATAGGCCTTGTAACTTTGGCATGACGTATTGCTGGAACGTTAATTGAATCATCATCTTAATAATGGCATTTGTCATATCCTTGAATATGTCCCTAATGCCTTTACTAAACGACTTCGTTCCTGTTGCCATAGCCTCGAGATTATTTGTCCATGCAGAATTAATAGAACTCATCGTACTATCAAAAGTAGATTTCGCTAAGTCAGCATAATTGGTAGTCTCTTGCTTATATTGCCGAGCCGCTTCTTGTAAGCTTGTTTTCAAACTACGACCTGCAAGTTCCCATAACTTCTGTTGAGACTCTAATAGGTTCTTTTCAATTTGCAGTCTTTGCGTAGCTGTTAACTGGGCCTCATTGACTTCACTACGTGCATAGTCAATATAGGTCTTCAACTCTTCAGCAAGTAGTGCGTCCACATCACTACGAGATAAACGACCGAGAGTAACCATATTAGTTAAGTGGTCAACGGTTTCACTTGTTTGCGTGTATGCCAACTCTCTGATTTTCTGCTCAGTATCAGAAGCCAATTTTAGGCGCTCTGCTTGGGCTTTCTTCTCAGCGAGTTCCTTATCGCCTACGGCCTTTGTGTACTCACGAACGTTATCATCAATTTGGGCCTTTTGCGCTTCAGCTTCCGCCTTGATTAATTGCAAGCGGTCGCCTGTACGTTCAAGATCGAGTTTCTTAATATCCTCGTTCATCTTGCGAACACGAATAGCTTGATTGCGTTCTGCCTCAGCTAATCGCTTTTGATACAGCTCTTCATTCTTAGCTCTTACTTGGGCGGTTAGATTTGACTCAGCTAATCTCTTAGCATTTTCTGCACTGCCTGCTGTGTCTGCAGATGCGCCAGATGTAGCACCCGCTAATAAGCTAGTGTCTACGTACCCTGTGATAGCGCCAAAGTCACCTTCAACAGACGGCTTAGCAACTACTCCAGTACTAGAGTTAGCCCCAGTATAGCCACCTGCACCATCACTAATGACAATGTGATTATCGCCAAGTACGACAACACCATCTCCGGCTTTAGGTGTATATCCATCGCCTGCATCATGCCAAGCACCTGCGGCTCTAGCCGCATCCATGATTGACGGGACGTATCGAGGTACGTCCTTACCGAATGCCTGCAATACAGAGTCAGAGAATAGCTTTCCGCAATCTGTTGCCCACGTTCCGTCAGCGCCTAACTCGTACGCCTTCCCTAGTTGCTCATTAGCTGCATCTAATACACTTACGGCTTCGCCAGTAGCGCTTCCACTCAGTCCAGAAACAGAACGGATAATATCACGAATATTTTTTTCGTTTGACTCATATTGGTTCTTAGCAGTTAACTTATCGATTTCGTATTGACTGCCGTCAATTTGTAAGCTCTGCAAAGTAAGAGACCGATATAGTTCAGACATACGCTCTACGGCGCTTGCTAACTTCTCGGCTGCTTGCTGTGCTTTCTTTGCAGCCTGTTCTTGGGCTTTAGCTGCTTTTGCTGCTTCCTCATTCGCTTTATTGATAGCTTCAGTATTCGTTAATCCGCCATTAGCAAGGTCCTCTTTTGCTTTTGCGAGTTCCTCATCAAGTTTCGCTTTTGCAGCATCCGCCTCTTCTTTTTGCTTCAAAGCCGCATCGATTCTAGCGCCTTCTTCTTTTGTAGCTAAGCGGTCATTTTTTACAAGCCCCAGCCACGCGCTATCCTCAATCCAATATCGAGTATCGTGTGATTCCCTAAACTTGTCAGACAGGCCTGTTGTTGAGTTCGTATTCTTGTGAATACGCTTCCCGTCAACATCTACACCCATATAAGAGCCGGATGTTTTTTCGTTGTAGCGAAAATCGAGTAATGCTTTCCCAGCAAGTCCAATTACCGTAGCTAATGTTACCCAAGGGCCAGCTGCAGCAAGTGTGGCCAATCGCATAAATCCGAGTGCACTGGTTAGCGACCTCATGACTATGATCACTGCACTGGCTTCAGCACCGAATTTAACAATTCCGCCGATAGCTTCCTTTTGCTCAGCGGTCATTGACTCAAATTCCTTAGCTACATCTAGCACACCCTTTGCGTAGTCATTAAACACCGGAACTAACTCATGGCCGATGGATACTGCGAGGCGTTTTCCGGTGTTTTCTAAATCTTTTAACTCCCGATTTAGCTTTGCCGATTTAGCTGCAGTCTCGTCGTCGATGATAAGCCCCATTGCTTTGGCACGTTCAGCCACTTTGTCCATCTGTTCAGCAGACATGTTTAGCATGGCGTGCATCTGATACCCAGTACGTCCAAAGAGTTCCATTTCGACACGAGTCTTTTCAGCCCCGTCCTTCATGCCTCTTAGACGTTCCTGTATCATCTTAAACACTTCAACAGTATTCTTGCCTTGGATATCTTCAAGCGTGTAGCCTAACTTACTGAATATATCAGTACTGAGTTTTCCCTCTGCCCGTGCGACTTCCATTTTTTCTTTGGCCGCTCCGACATTTTTAGAGAACTTAGCAAATGCACCAGCACTATCCTCCATAGCAACGCCCATGTAATTGGCTACTGCTAATAGTTCACTGGTTTCTTTTGCTGTTGCACCGGTAATGCCTGATAGTTTCTTAACGGCTACATCCCATTGAATAGCCTCTTTGGCTAATTTGGCACCGATGCCTACAACACCGACACCAGCACCTATCGCCATGAGGTCATTCTTCATTTTGCCAAGGGCAGATTTGGCGCCTTCAGCACTAGCTGTAATTTTCTTGAGTCCGGCTTCCGTATTCTTATCGGTCAGCTGAACGACAATATCAATTAAATTATTGGCCATTCTTGTGCGCCACCTCCAATTCTTTGGCTTCTAATAATACGAGTAAGTCGATAAGGTGCGGTAGTGGCTCAATGCCGTAAGCCTTCGCCACTTCTAATACCGCTGGCATATCGAATCCAGCAATGCCGCCAGAATGCCAACGTCGCTGCATCCGGCTAGCGTTGTATACTCGCATGGCTTGTCTCGTTCCATCTAGTTGTTGCGGGGAATTAAACTCACACTCCGAACAGTCAAAATGCTGTTTGGTCTCGCGTTGCATCTTGATACAGTCTGAGCAGTATTTCGGCTTGTCGGAGTTGAGCCAACTCCACGCATCAATTAGTTTTTTTCGATTTCAGCCTTTTTTTCATGTGTAAAGCGCATCGTATCAAGCGCAACTTCCATAAGATCATTGTCTGGTGCTGCGTTGATTTCATCTTCAGTCAATCCGTAGATGTGCTGCATAATCCATTGCGCAAGCTCACGAGAACGTAATAGGCGTTCTGTATCCGGTGCTTCCTCCGGAACTGGGGTATACAATGGGTCTAAACCGGATTTAATTAATTCACCACGTTCAGCGAATGTTAAGCCTCGTACTGTGATATCTTCAAATGCCATGTTGGCACCTCCTAGTATTGTTCTTGATTATTAACTAATGTAATGATGGATGCAGAGCGACCGGCATCTGCACGATAGTATGCCTTGAACGGCAATTCAATATTGACGCCACGAGGACCGTCGATGCCCGGAGATTGTCGTTCGTACACAAGTTCAGGCAACTTAAATGTAAGTGACCAGTCGTCTTGTTCGAGTCGTAATTCCAAGCTGGATTCCGTACCGTTAACCGCCTTATTCAAAAGGTCTTTGTTTTGGAAGAACGCTTTAACCGCGCCTGAAATAGTCGCAATACCTGGGTCAATGTATGTTCTAAAGCCTTTACCACCAATAGCATAAGAGTCACCGTCCAAGCCAAAATCAAAGTTGATATCGCAACTTAGAATATTGGCCACAGTAACTCCGCCCTCTTTGATAGTCGCGTTAAGATTTTGGAATGGTAGGAAGTTAACTGCTTTTGCTGCAGCGTCGAATGTAGTAGCTGCCAAAGTTTCCTTGCAACCCATCACATCAACGGATGCAGTCAATTCAGCGTCACCACCGAATTTAAAGCCTAATTTACTAACTCGCGCGCCCGCGAATTGTTGGAATACGTTAACATCAGGATAGCCCTGTTCTATAGTTAACGACGGCATTGTGTTGCCGATTTTAAACACATGCTCAGACTTCTTATTTGGCGCTTGGCCAGTTGTATTAGAAGTCGGTTGACCGAATGCAGCTTTTAGCCAGTATCCGATGTCGATTACACCAACAGGCACGACTAAACTACCGGACGTGTCAATGTTGCCACGGAATGGCGCTGCAGGATTACGATCGCCACGGATTACTGTAGAGTCGTTTAAATTTTGACTAGCTTTCACGGAGCTAGAAATAATCGGAGTGATGACACCGCCAGTAGTTGGCGTTGTACCAAAATCCGCCTCAAACGCAATCGCCACATGGGACTGAGAGCCCTGTGCACGTTTTGCTGTTGCCATATGCATTTCCTCCTTTAGTATTCAATATTCCCGCCGATTACATGCGGGATTTCTATAGTAGCTGTTAATCGTCCAGTAAACACCGGACGCCAATTCATGCTATCAAGTTCATAGTCAATGTCGATTATTGGGAACGCCGGATTCACCTTACAAATGCATTCAATAATTAACTGCCCGAGATTATCCGATTCTAGCGTCCCATCATATCGAATAATATTCTTATCACGAGTCGCCCCTTGACGGACGATACCCCATACGACCATTAAAGAGTATGTGTAAGTATCTGCGAGCCCTTCGCTTTTACTACTTGGTAGTAATATGATGCAAGGGCAATCATCCTCAAGCGGAGCATCGACATCGTCGTAGCCGACATACAGTTGGGCAGGCTTTCCATATTTGTCATTGCAAAATTTAGTCAACGCCTCGTCGTTCGCTAGAGCTTCAGCCCATCGATTGACAATGCGTGACATCGGAATTGTCTGTTGCATCAAATCACCTTACCTTGTAGTTACGTCGAGATGCAGATTGTGCTGCCGGTCCATATATAGCGTAGTCGCCTATCTTATCCTCGATATAAGGTTTAAGCTTAGGCTGTAACGCTGCTTTCATAGGACCATAAGTATGACGTGGCTGAATTTTGAACATCGATTTACCCTTAGGCAATGGTACGCCTGCAGCAAATAACTTCTTGCGCATAGGCTCTGTAATTTGCTTAGTGTACCCTTCTTCGATTCGTTCACCTAACCGTTTAGCCGAATTAGATAACCACCCAACTCGGACAGATTGCTTGCCCTTCTCATACTGGTATCCAACTGCATTTGATAACTTACCGAGTGGACTATAGCCGATTGTCCTGGCGCTAATGCCCATATCAAGTAAGGCATTTCGCGATTTTGAGCCCCAGGCCTCTCGTTCAGCTCGTCCGCCACTTTGGTATGCTTTGCGAAGTTTGGCACCAAATGCTGACTCAAATGCAGCACGTCGTGCCGGGGCCATAAAGTTAGGATACTTACGTCCGCCCGGAGCTCCCGATCGGATGCCCTGCTTGATTTCCTTTTGCATCATCCAACCTGTTGACTTTAATGCCTTGCGCATCCAGTCGGGTTTAGTTTCTGCAATGAAATTCAGATACGGTGTGGCTGTGTCTGTAATCGTAATAGGTTCATTACTCATTACGGTCTCACCGCCCTCACATTATGGACAATTTCCAAACAATACATAGTACCGTCAAAGTTGGAAATGTGATCAACGTACCATTTCTCGCCATTGATATACACTTCGTCTTTTGGACGAGGATTAGGTACATCTTTAACCCGCACCCAAATTTGAGCCTTATCGGCTAATGCTTTATCGACGAATCCGGAACCCTTGCCGTCATATTCGCCAATTTCCACACTAGCTTTTATGGACTGACCTTTGTAAGTAATCTTTTCGCCGAATACAGATAGTAGCGCTTTATCATCATATTTCAGCATTATTTCTACCTCACAAAAAGTAAAGCGCCCAAAATGGGCGCTTTTTAATTATTTACGCAGTAGGTTGTAACAACATTACTGTCACAGTTTCCTGTGTTGCGGTTTTAGGCTCTACGGCCATACCAAGAACTTTACCACCAGTTTTTACTGCCTTATCAGTTAAGAATTGAACTAAATCACCAACAGCGTATGTATCTGCTTTATTAGCTGCCACTTTAAATATGCCTGTTACCTTTACAGCGCCTACTTCGTCTTTAGCAATATCAGTAAGTGCGACGCCGTGGAGTTTACCAACTTCTACAATGTCGCCTACTTTAACTGCAGCAGTCGCTGTAAAGTTGATACGATCGGTTTCCATTACGAATTGTGTCATCATATAAGTTACCCCCTAATTATTTACCAGCATTTTTATAAAGACCACGGAAGTCAATAGCGTCAACACCAACATCGAATGCTACTTTGTATTCAATGCCGTCAACATCAAAGCCTTGACGTGTTTCAAGACGAGGAGTTTCAACGCCATTCAAGTAAGTTACTTCAATAGTGTCATGTTGACTTGCATCGGCTACCAAGTACCATGCATCTGGGTCGGTTAATTCTGCGTCAGCTACAACTACGAAACGACCTTTATAAGGGTTAACTACGCCAGAATTTGTGCCGTCCACTGCAGCTGTAGAGTTAACGATTTGATATGCAGTTACTTCCAATTCAGGTGGCACTACCAAATATTTAGGAGTAATATTCAAGTTAGCCGCACCAGTAATGCCTTTTTGACGACGCATAGCAGTAATTGCTTTCGCGATTGCCTTAAGAGACAACGCTTCGCCAGTTGTAGCAACATTACCATGTTTTGCATCAAACAAAGCTACATTGTCTTGCATTTTAACCGTACCAGTTAATTGAGCATACACCATTTTGTTTACCAAACGTTTCGCAGCAGAACCGTATTTAGTAGCAATCTTGGAGAATAGACCTAAATCGTCGTTGATGATTGCTTGGCGAGTCAAGCTGAAGATTTTGCCATATGTAGCAACTTTAGTACGAGCAGATGCTTCACCAAAGACATCTTGTTGGAATTGACCGCCTTCTGGTACTAATTCAAGGTTGCCTGCTTCAGACAATGCCACGCGTGCAGCTTCTTTGAAGTCGCGGTTAGATCCTTTACCTGCCCAAATTTGGAATGTAGTCTCAGCTTCATTAAAACCAACCATTACAGATTTATTAGCTAGGTTAGACATGATTGCCGGGAATGTAGATGTAGAATTAACGGCCGCACGTGCCATTTCCATGTTATCGCCAAAATTGGCTTTAGTGTCGCATTCACGTCGTAAAGACTCGCGAGCTAACTCAATCATGGAGTAGCCGCGCAATTCATTAGCACCTGGTGCCGGTTCTGCTACAGGTAAACCAGCCGCCATTAATACTGCATCTTGTGCGGCGGCACGGAACTTGTCAGTTTCAGCTTCGCCCATTGTTACGGATACACCTTTGTTACGCGCCCGTAATTGGTCCATTACCATTGCGCGTGCTTCGTCAACAGATACACCCGTTACAATTGCTTCGTCTGCACCTTCTACGTCGAAGTCTCGGAATAATGCAGTAATTTCAGATGTACGCTTGCGTTCAGTTTCCATTGCTTTAGCAAGGTCTGCTTGTGTGATACCAGTTTCAACTGGCTCTGTAGATTTTACTTCTTCAGTTTTTAAAACATCTTTTGGATCCATACTTTTTTCTTCCTCCTGTATGTCAATACTTGTATGAATTTCTTCAGCACTTCGTCCTACCCCTACAGTTGGGTCGGCAGGAACAGATACAATACTGATTTCTAAAGGTTCCCAATCGGTTACTACATAGGCCGGGCCATTAAATCGACCGTTAGTGGATTTAGTATCCTTATCTTCCAATACTTCATATCGGTTGACCATATAGCCTACGCTTACCCCTTTTAGCGTTCCTGACTGTACCTTTTGAAATATAGTGTCGGATTGTTCATCTTCATCAAAACGCACTAGCGCTTTTCCTCGATTGTTTTCAATCCAAGCCTTTTCAACGTGTCCCACGACCGCATCACGATCATGATTAAACAACGCTGTACCTAAACCATTATTAAAGCGCTCAAGGTTGATGCACTCTTCATCATGGCAAAGGATTTCATCGCCGAACCAACGACCATATGGCGTTTCGGAAGAGAAAGACAATTCTACTGTCCGACTATCGGTATCGACATTGTCAATAGTAGATTCACGGCAATAATTACCAAGAATGCTACGCTTTTGATGTTCACTCATTACTAGCCATCAGCTCCTTCCTGTGTAGTGTCATCATCGCCCATCGTTAGCGGTTGCAACTCACTGGAATAATCTAGTAACACCCCGAGCTCCTTAGCTCTATCTTGTTCGAGTTTCCTTTGTTCAAGAACTTCTTCCCAATCTCGTCCAGACGATGCACACACATCTTCTAATGTTGTAAGACCGGATTTGATAGCTTCTTTATTAGCGTTAACTTCCTTAACTGGGTCAATCCAAGACCACCCTGGAGCAAGCCAAGCTGCCTCTTGGTATTTGTCCTTGTTCGCTAAGTAGTCAGAAGGTAATTCGCCTGCTAAGTAAAGTGCGTCAATAAAAGCTTTCCAAATCGGGATACAGAAGTGTGTGATTACAAATTTCTGTACTTGACGGAACGTTTTTTGGTCCTCTAACAAGTTTTGCCTTGCAGCTGAAAAATTCCCAGATATATTACGCGCTACGATGTCAGCGCTCATACCAAGACCGGACGCAATACGTCTAGTCTGAGTTGCCGAGTACTCGCTTGCAGTACCAGCGTTACGCTTAGGGTCTGCAAACGCAATCGATTCACCAGGGCTGAGATGTCTAACCATGCCTGGCGCCATTGTGATATTGGGCCTACCTTTTTTATCTCGCGGTAATATCCCAGTTTGTCTTGCTGAATTTTGTGAGGTTACGAAAACGCTAAAACACGCTGCTACACGAGCTGCAATCAAGTCAGCATCCATATATTCATCGATGTCGTGTATTCGTCGTAAAACTAAAGCCAATAAGCTTATGCCTCTAATCTGAGACGGTCGTTTCGGTTTAAACAATAAAAAAGCTTGGTTTGTTGTTAAACGAACCGTATCAAACGAACGCAAACCCATTGGATCAGTTTGACTTACATGGTAAGCTACGGGTCTGCCGTGTTCAGTAACCTCAACTCCGTTAATAATGTTATTCTTACCGTGCGTGATACTTACTGCTCCGATATTTTCAGCTTCTATCAGCTGAATGGATAGTGGTAAGTACGAGCCTTGTGAAGTCTTATTGACTAGAATTTCGCCATCATACACCATCCGTCTTAACGCCATCTCTTGTAATTCATAAAAACTAGAAATACCCCTGATATCGGCGTTTTCAGGTTCGGCCCATTTGGCCCAGGCTTTTTCGATTTTCTTATTTAGATCGTTATTTAATTTACCGTTACGATTTCGCACTTTTGCTTGAGGTACAATCCCTGCGCCAATTACATTTCGTAACAACGCAATAACTGCTGATTCAGCTAAGTCGCTGTTCATCTCTGCCGCTCTTGCACGCCCACGGATAATATCACGTGAACCGGTTGCAAGTTGCTCGGCTGTACCATACGCAGGTTGCCAATCGCTACTTAACCTATCCATCGATGCCGCATCATATTGACGTAGTGCATCACGATAGGTTTGACGCTCATAAGCACGTTGTGGACTTATCCATCCTATTACTTTGTCAATAATGTTCATCGTCCACCCCATGTTACAAATGCATCTGCCTGGTACTCATTTGACTCTTCGTGCACACGCTGCATTAGTGTTTGTTCTCGTGCATATAGTACTGGTAAGTCAATTGCCTTGAACCGTTTGCCACCAATTTGCAATTCAGAGTATCCTTTAGTTTCGATATCCTCAATCACTTGACGAACACGTTCAAGTTGTTCATTTACATCGCTCATGGTCCACCTCCTATCTAAACCAATGCCCAGTATCGCCTATGCCTCCGCCGTAATCTTCGTAGGTTTCAACCTCTTCGATTTCCTCATAGTCAGCTGGTTCAACTAAATATTTAACACCTGCAATATCTGCTACTGCAGCATTGTAAGTGCAAGTATCAAGTAAATGATTGACAGGATGACTGGTAAGCGGTTTCCATTGCACCGTTACGGCCCCTGTTTTCACATTTCTTATTTCCTGCTTTTCTTCTGACCGTAAATGATCAGAGTATTCTTGCGGACATTCTTTGTACAAATGGATTGTGCCATCCTCGTTTACTGGTCTTACCATTCTTGCAAATATGAAGTCTTTCCAATAATCAGTATTTAATACATACAACTTCAATCCGCCAACTACACCTTTCTCTAGCGATGTCATAGTGTATGGCGCCGCCATAGTTGTATGATTGGAGGAACCTTTAAGAGGTATGCAGACTTCTGGAAACCTAGAACAGAATTGATATACTTCATCTGTTCTAAAGCCCGAGTCGATACCAGCTTTCATCACCTGCCGAGGCTCACCATACTCTGATGGATATTCTCTGTTAATGATAATTTCCTCTAAATCTTCCCATGTACTTGCTTGTCCGTAATCAATTAGATAAGACTTAACACCTGGAGCATACGCTCTTACTTCCCACCAGAAGTGATCAAGTTGTACGTCAACTGAAGCGATAAGCAATACGGCTTTGTCTGGCACAACGCCACACGGATAATTGGATTGGGTAAACTCCATATTTTGCGTACTTTTCGTTTTAGAACTTTTCCAAGGTTCAGCTAGCCACGAATTAATGAAGTTCATCAATGTAGCTGGCGTGCCTTTGGAATTCTTAAACTCATAAGCAACGTCTCCGAATGTGACCCACGGCGAATATATCGACGATAAGTGATACGATACCGAGCGGACTTTACTTTGCGATTCGTTTACCGCTCTCCATTCACCACGTCTTAACATTTCCATTTTGTGCTTATCGTAAATACGTTCGCCGCAATGCTCACATTCGTAGTACGCTGTATCACGTATCATGTCCACATTATTGTTGTGTTCGTCCGGCCATTTTATCTGCTTAAACTTGAGGACCTGCGACACGCCACAATGCGGGCAGGGCACGTAATATTGCCGGCGCTCATTTGCACTCATGAACGCCTGCCAAATATTACCCGACTCAACCGTAGGAGTTGACACCATTACGATTTTTTTATCGACAAACGTCTTAGTGCGTTCTGTCGCCAGTTTGATTGGGTCTGCCTCCTTACCTGCAAAGGCGGGGTATTTGTCAATTTCATCAAAGAATAGATATTTGATTGATCGACTCGATAGGCTACTCGGAGAGTTAGCCCCGACGAGTACCATGTAATTTCCGTTGTTGAAATCTAACTCCAGTAATTTACTGTTCTCGTCGAACTTATCATTAATTGCTTTAACCGATTTAATCATAGGCTGCACACGCTTATCGCTGGCAAATTTAGCGATAGCATCGGTTGGATACACCATCATGACCGGAGATGCTGTCTGGTCTAGCGCATAACCTATCATATTGAGCTCGGTTTCAGTCTTACCAATTTGTGCACCGAAGCACAGTATAATTTTTTCAATCAAAGGGTCAGTAAATCTATCCATTGGCTCTTTGAGATATGGAGTTTTATGCGTTCTCCATCTCCCTGGCTCAGCGGATATATTAGTTAATACCCTGAAATTGTCGGCCCATCCGGATACAGTGTATTTCTCAGGTGGTTTAAACGCGTCGAGTTCTTCAGGGAACCAATCAATTTTTGGCTCGGCCTTTACTGATTTTGACTTCCGGCGTGTACTCGCCTTTACGCGCGTAACTTTCGAGGTAGTCTTCGGCAACTTCACTCACCACCCTTTCCACTGTTGCTCGTTCCTCGGGATCAGTAAATTCACTTCCTACTCTCTTACCGAGTTTAATAAGTGAGGATTTTAACTCCAACACACGAGCGGACCATTCCTTGGCCACATCTGCACGAGATACGTATTCGCCATTTAACACATCAAGCATCTTCTTTTCACGTGCAGCCCTGGACTCTTTGTAATCGGCTTCAGCTATCAGTTTTCTAGTTACCGCTGACTGGTCTTTAGATTTATCTGCTTTCGCTTGTCCGAGATATACAAGTACTTCTCGAAGATTCCACCAACCTGTTGCAGCTTTCGGCATTCCTGCTTTGTGGTGTCTCGAAATGATTTCCGGTGTAACTCGAAGAAGGTCACAAAGCTGCGCACTTGATACGAGCAAATCGCCTGCGGTATTGAATTTGACTCTCGGTTTCGTGTCGGCCATTGCGAATCTCCTTTCTGTCTTTTACCAATCTACTTTCAACAGCAAAATTTCTCTTACACAGAGACACCTATCGCGCGGGGGCGACCAGCGGCCATTTTTCGCCCGCGGAGTACCTTTTCCAAATTTTCATTTTCTCAATTATAATCGATATTGATAATGTAAATTTGGGCAACAAAAAAGCACCCGTTAAAGGGTGCTAGACTACCGCCTATCTCTGCAAGTAAAAAGGACGCCAGATATATTTGGCGTCCTTTGCTAATTTAATTCTTGTGAAGTTTCCCAACTTTCACACTTACAGTATACCACACTTTGATGTACTGTTTTGTATCGTTTTGTACTGAAATGTATCGACTTTTACGTCATAGAACGAACGAACCCTACTTCGGTTAGTGCTCGGTCGTGTAATTCTCCTCGCACCCTGGCCTCACTGTAACCTAAAATATCGGCTACCTCCTTCCAGTTTTTACCTTGTGCGTATCGTTCTGTTAGTAGCATGGCCAATTCGTTTGGACGTACTTGACTAATCACGCTTCGTACTTCTGCTTTGATGGCTTTTAACCTTTCTATTTCCTTTCGTTGCAATTCGACGCATTGTTCAATACCTACTACGATATTTGATAAGTCGCTGCAACTACCTCCGGATATCCTATCCTTGCTGTAATCAGTAGCTGACAGAGTATCCGCTTTGCGTTCTATTTGTGCTTCGATGTCACGATTGATGGATTCAATTCTATCATCAATTCGTAATATCTGAAGCATGTACTCTTTATCCGTCATTCGTAAATCCCCTTACTTACTAACTCCCTTTTCAAGGGTACGGATATATCGATTGAGGTACCATTGTGCTTTCTTTAGGTCCTCTACTGTATCGCCTTTATACCCTGCCCGTGCTACATACTTAACTACATTCCCTAAATGGTATGGTAGCCCTTGGTCTTCAATGAAGTCGATTACTTCGATATTGCCTCTTGTGTAATGGGACGGGTGGTTCACCGCGTCGTGTTTTTTCGTACCTAGCTCAGAGAGTTTATTTTCCTTCTTAGCTTCCACTAAAGGTTTGGCTTTAAGATTCTTCGTAATTATACTAACTATTTCTTTTTTAGCTACTTCCTCTTTTTGTAATTCGTGGCTCACTTTCTTAAGTGTTTCCACTTTAGGCTTTTTAGAATATTTGGTTACACATTCTGGGCAATATTTTGGAGGTCGCCCAGGTCTACTTTTAGGCACTGAAAAATCAATGCCACATCCTTCGCACTTTGTGATTTTTATTTCTGGTGTTTCTTTTAGTGCAGGAGGTGTCATGATTTTCATACAATCCGGACAGTACTTTTCGTCCTTAACTAGCGTATATTTTTCTCCGCATCTACTGCATTTTCTTTGCATAGCTTTGCTCCTTGTATCAAATCCTTATGGCTCTTTTATACTTTTAATTTTAGCTCTATCATTGCAATCATATGTTACACACACGTTCGTTACTTTTCGATAGATATCGACATAAGTTTCATTTTTATCACCGTTGTGTGTGACTTCAACAAATTCGTCAAAATCTCGTCCGGCTACGATTGCCTTCCAGTTTTGTAAAGTTTTACAAAACCAAACAACGAACATACCGTTTAGGTCTCCGTCAGCAGCAAGATAATCAAATTTATCTACACCGTACAATACTTTTTGTGCTGCTTCAATTGCTTTTGTCTGTAAAGTCGATTCGTACATCATTTTATGTTCTCCTTATACAATTCCTTACGATATTTAATAGCTTCTAAGAGGGCATCTTGTCCTACTTCTTTACGTTCAAGGGCTTTCATAACTTGCTCATCCATCGTCCCTTTGGTAACTAGGTGATGGATAATCACAGGTTGTGTTTGCCCCTGTCTATGGAGTCTCGCGTTAGCCTGCTGATATTGTTCTAAACTCCAAGTTAGTCCGTACCATACAATGATATTGCCCCCTGCTTGTAGATTTAAACCGTATCCTGCTGATGCGGGATGGGCTAATAACATTTGGATATTACCTCTATTCCACTCGGTTACATCGTCATCGGTCTTTAACTCTACTGCTTTAGGGAAGGCCTCTTTAATCGCCTGTAGGTCATGCTTGAAATTGTAGAATACTAACATCGGTTTTCCTTCATTGGTATCTACTAATTCTTTTAACCGCTCAACTTTTTCATTATGGACAATAATAGTTTCACCATCATCCGAATATATTGAACCGTTTGCTAGTTGCAATAACTTGCCTGCTAAGGCTGCCGCATTTAGGGCACTTACATCGTCATCATCGACTAAACTAAGTACGTGATCGCGTTCCATCTGTTTATAAAGTTCCCATTCTTTAGGACTCATTTCAACCGTAATTACATTTTCGATACGTTCTGGAAGATTAAGATAATCCTTTGCTTTTAAGCTCATACAGATATCTTGCATCTTACCGAATATCGCCTTATCGCCGCCTGGTAGTAGACGATAACTGTACACAATATGCCCATTTGTTTTATCTGGTGCAAAGTATCGTAATCGATACTCGGTAAGGGTTTTACCTAATCGTTCACCGCCATCTAACAAATACATTTGCGCCCATACATCCATTAACGTATTCGGTGCCGGTGTACCAGTTAAAATGACTACTCGTTTGAAGAAAGGCCTCATTTTCCGCAGCGCCTTAAACCGTTTAGCCTGTGGATTCTTAAACGATGAACTTTCATCAATGACAAGCATATCAAAGGGAAATTTCCGCTTTGGTTTTTCAAAATAGTAGTCATACAACCATTGCACATTCTCACGATTTATAACGTAAATATCAGAGTCACTTTCAAGGGCTTTGATGCGGTCCTTTTCAGGGCCTAACACTGATGCTATCGTAAGATGACTTGTTTCATTCCACTTCTGTGTCTCTTGCACCCAGGTAGACTCTGCTACCTTCTTAGGTGCTATAAGCAGCACCTTTTTAATATCAAAGTAGTCATACATTAACTGCTCAATGGCAATTAATGTGGAAACGGTCTTACCTAAGCCCATGTCGAGTAACAGTCCGTAGTGCGTATGATCAATGATTCGTTGTATAGCTATTTCTTGATACTCGTGTGGATGAAAGTTCATGTATTACCCTTTCCATGTCGTCGATAAATATCTTAGCTTCTAACATTCCTGTAATTACAAATACAAGGGCACCTTGCTTACGTAATCTGGCAACTTGTACTCTTTGATTGGCCATCAATACTCCTTTTTTGGCTTTGAGTTCTACGAATATAACGCTGCCACCCGGAAGTACTACAATCCGATCAGGTACACCATCATTTCCAGGTGACACGAACTTCATATATATACAACCCAGTTTTTTGAGTTGAATTCCTAGCCACCGTTCGATATCCTTTTCGATTATTCTCACCTCGTTCTCAATTAATGTTTGGACACACCCTCGGACACGCCTATAAACCTACGTGGTTACTGGATTTGTGGGGTGGGTGTGTCCGAAGTGCCCGAAATTTTTCCAACATATATATATACGCGTATACGGGTTTTTACGTGTATACGTATACATACGATTATTCATATATTTATTTTTTTATTTTTATATAAATAATTGGACACACTAGATACATATTACTATTTAGATTAGCAGTTATCTGCTTTTTGCCCGTGTCCGATTAGTGTGTCCAGACGTGTTCGGTGTGTCCAATTATTAGCATATATCAAAATTCATCGATGTATAGACTTGAATATTTATTTTTACGAACGTCCGTACCTATTAAATAATTGGACACACCTCAAATAATTGGACACACCTACTTCTCGTGATTCTTTTTATAGATACCAAGAAGCCCAGTACCATCCCTAACAAACGCTCTCTGAGGTCCATACAGCTTACCGAAACGTGCTTTTCCAGTTCCTTTTGTATAAGGACTCCACCCTTTAATAGATTGCAAAATGTCAATGATTTCTCTCGCCTTTGCGTTCTGCAGGTTCTTCCTGTCCCCCTCCATCACTTCACACCATATTTCAAGGGCACACACTCGCTCCCGCTGCACTGATCCACAGTTATCGTCATCGCCATAATTACGGATATAATCCCTACGGTCGAAGATATCGCGAGACTCCCAATCTTCAGGTAGTTCCATTTCGAGGTATTCCTCAATGAGACCTACGAGTTCACCACCTTCTGTGTGTGATAATTGAATTCTAAGGGCTTCTTCTTCAAGTTCCCCTTCAAGGACTAAGGATTCACCCTCAGACCAGTAGTAATAGGCTTCTGCCCATAATTGGTCTATGTCCTCTTTTGATAGCTCCCAGGCGTTCTTAGTCTTGCGATCTTTGTCGCCTGTGACTGGCCAGAATCGGCGGTTACCGGTACGGTCTTTAAGGAACATAAGATTATTAGTGGAGCCCGCGAATACACACTGGCGTGGATACTCTTCGGTCCGTCTCCCATAAGGGGAGCGGAACCGGTCGGAGGTACGGCTGATAAAGGCTTTAACAATTTCATTATCATTCTTATAGGTAGGCGCGAGTTCCGCGAGTTCATTAATCCAAGAGCCTTGAATTTGTTCAAGGGCGTCTTTGGTTTTGATATCCACTAAGGAGTTATTGAACCATTTACGACCTAACCGCTCCAGGATTAATGATTTTCCAAGACCTTGCGAGCCGTATAATACAATAGCCGTATCGAACTTAACGCCTGGACTCATAACGCGTGCTACAGCACCGCACATCCACTTACGTGTAACAGCTCTAATATACTCGGTATCTTCAGCACCGATGTAGTCGATAAAGAGAGTATCGACTCTACAAGTACCGTCCCAGATTAAACCTGTTAAGTACTCCCGCACAGGATGGAACTTGTTATCCTGCGTTACCTCCTGCAAGGCGTCGTCGATAATACCTTTACCCTTAATGAGGTATTTCGTAGCAAAATAGTTGCGTAAGCACGCATCGTCGGTATCCGTCCAATAAGGGGTTTCGTCCTTACCACGCCACGGTAGGTCGTCAGTTACAACTAACCGATGCGCAAATTCATCGAGTCGGATACGTCCTCTTAATGCGGGGTCGTATTTAAGAACTACTAAGCAGTTGAACACGTCAGACTCTGGCGTACCTCGTCGGTCACGTTTGAGCTTTTCGAGGAAGTCCTCCTCGTCTTCCGTGATATCCTCGAAGTCCATATCGGCCATGCGCTCCTTGTCGAGTAGAATGGGCGCTGCGCCGTCTTCGTTAACAAAATCCAACATAGCTTTGTAGCTCGGTAAATCTGTTACTTTAGTAGTAGGATCCGCGTCAGCGTCTTCAGCACCGAATAAGTGAATGCGGACAAGGTCAAAAGCATTAACGAGCTTACCGCTGATAGGGTCAGTCGCATGGTTGGAGTAAGCGAAGGTGTCATTATCATATATAACGAGACCTGCTACTGAGCTGCCTCCGGTATACGTGTATCGGTCCTCGACTCGTGTCGGCTCATAGACTTCAGGAAGAAACTTATGTATAGCTTCTGTGATACTGTAGCACCTACAAAAAGCGCCGAGTAAACCTTTTTTCTCCAAAGGGTTACCTTGTTTCCTGGCCGCATCAAGGCGAATTTGTGACTCCTTACTCGATGTTGGCCAAAGACTCGTATCCCGCCAGTCTCTGTAGGTATTAAGATATTGATCAACAGAGACTAAGCTACCTTCGCTGTGCTGATATACATATTTCACATCCTTTGGACAACTCGGCCAGTACATCAGACGTTCTGCCTGGTGCGTGGATGGGTCAAAGGAGTCAATGCCGATATCATCAGCGATACGTCTTGATACCGCTTGGTACTCATCAAGAGTCATTGCTCTATCAGCAGGAATGATGATACGATAGCGAGGATTATCGGCCGTATGGCTGTGTGTACTGTAAAGCACGTATTCCGTACCGCCTAATTCCATATCTAGGTCTAAGAGGAAATCTTCACTAGGCGAATCCGCATCAAGCGTGATTAAGTATCGCTCCTTAACGGCACCTCTAACCCGTCTACCATTTTTGGGGATATAGCCACCAACAAAACCGCCGACGTCTTTCTTTTGGCCTTTCTCGGCTTTAGACATCTTGGCGTATTCAGCAGCCGTTTCATTTGTTACAGTCGGCTCGGCCAACTTATTGGCCAAAGCACTCCAAGTCATTTTCTGAGACTTCCAGCTACGGGCGGAGCGACTTTTGCCCGTAGCTATTATGATATTTGTATCCATGTTACATCGCTCCTCCCTTCGCAAAATGAATATCCCCTAAATATTTAGGTACTTGTAATCTATGCTTTTTAACCCATTGGCATACAGCGTAATTAATGTTGTGATTATCTCGTACACCTCTGTTGTTTTTTAGCTTAGCCTGGTGTATTACGGTGAAGGCTTCAGAAGTATCTGTAGGATTTACCTCAATACAAGCCACAGGTTTGTCGCTTTTATAAACACCAACGATAGCACATTTTTGATCCTTTACCTTATCGACATAGGTACCCACACAATTATTGAGCTGAACACCTAGTCGAATTATGTCGTGTGTTGTTTTTATCACAGCAAAATCTAGTCCACCAACAGAGTCTATTAATTTTTTATGGAGCAAGCTGCGTTGTACTGGAACATTTTCTGCTTTTTCAAATTTGGATATACACACAATTTCGTCATGCAGATCCTTAATTTGAATACGCCTTGCCCAAATCTCCTTTTTCCTAGCTCGCGATAACCGGTTATACATATCCGCAGTATCTTTTACTTCCGAATAGGAATCAGCGTTTTTTAAGAATAATAGAACTCGACGCTCACCATATTGGTGGCGCATAAGCTTAAGAAAATCAGTAACAGTAAGCAAAGCTTGCCCATCATTCCATATTGGCCAGGATTGGATATACCCAGTTTTACCGCCTTCCTCTGCCACAAGGTCCGTGAATGCTTTCTGATAATCCATGCTTTTGAATATCTTGCTAGCAGTTTGGATCACCTTGATATAAAAGAAAGGACGGGCAGTTAGTAATTTTCTAACCCAACGTTTATCCGGTACTTTATAAAGCTGTATCAGTGCTTTGATAAACGGTACGCCAGCATTAGTTAACTCAGTAATAGCCAAAATACTTGTTAAATTAGACCCGAAAGGTCTGAAATAGTTATCGTGGTCTCTAACTAGCTTGTCATTTAATGCCGGCGCATCAGGCGCGTGCATCTTCCACACTAAATTATGGAGTAAGTTATCGAGTGCACCGTATCTGGACGATAGTAGTACACCTTGTCTGATTGGTTTAACTTTGTAGCCTACCCGTTTTGACAACTTAGCAAAATAAGCTTGTTTGAGAACTTTAGCAAAATTTTGTAACTCCTTTTTATGTTGTGACAAGCGACAATTAGGAGTTGCTACTAACCAGTATAGGGGTAATGATTTTGAGTAAAATATAGATATATTAGGGTCGATTTCTGATATTATATCGGCGCGAGTACGTTTCTTTTGAACTAAGAACACCTTTCCTTGCTTAAAATCGAAGCGTAAAATATCAATAAGATGAGGTTTGTATCCAGGGTAGATGGATTGTGTGTCATTATCGACATAGACTGTGTGATAGTCGAATTTAACATCAAGAATTGTTCCTCGATCAATAACCGATAGTTCTATATCTAGGGGAACATTAGCGGTACCGGAAGCATCAGCTACACAATCACCATCTACACCTCTTGTACGAATGAGTTCTCCACATTGTGGACAATAGAACTCATTTGATATATAAGGGTCTACTATTCTACCCATACCGGAAGATACTGAGGGCCACAAGCAGGCAAATGATTGACCGCAATCTACGTGATAATGTACAGCAGGTGACCAAGAGTTCACTTGCTTGCGCCGTACTAGGTCATACAGCTTGTTAACTGATAAACTAAATAATACCTTCATAAGGCGCTATCCTTTCATCTATAACAAATCGTCTAAATCGTCTTCTTCAGGAGTTTCATCAACTACTGTGGTTTCTTCAACTGGGAGAACTTCCTCCACAGGTTCTTCTTTTTTCTTTGTCACGCGTTTACGTTTTGGCTTTTCTTCGGTAGTGGCAGCTTGATCGTCTACTGTTGTGTTTTCTTCCGCCTTAGGCGCTTCTGTTTTCTTACCATTTAATACTTTAAGACCTAAATCGCAAGCGGCGATACAGCCTTCGCAATACTCCATAGCGGAGTCTTTGCGTTCGCTTGCAGGAGCTTCTTTTACGAGTTCATATAAGTCATCAATAGCTTCGCGTTGTTGTTGAATTTGGTTTTTTGTAAGTTTCATAAGAATTATCCTCCTAATCCTTCATATAGTAAGGGTTCTCAAACCCTGCTGCATTTAATATAAGGCCCTCGTTCCAGGACTCGGGCTCACACATAATATCGATTACTTCATCTAAACTGCCTTCGCCTATAGGCGCTTCGATAACTACTTCGTCATGGATATGGGCAACAATTTTGTACCCTGCTTTAGAAAGTCTAAGCATTGATGCGGCTAAGCAATCTCTCGCAACGGCTTGTACAATGTTTTCGACGAGCTTTCCGCCATAGGTTTCAACTCTGCCCCAGGTGTTCTTAACCTGATCCATACCATCATACTCAATTGACTCACTACCGAACC